GCAGTATCGCCCATAGCGGTTACTTCTAGCTCATCAAATGACTGGTTAATAGTTACAGCTGTTACATACGCTGATAGATCAACGCTGTTTAATGTAACTGAAACGCCATTGTTTAAGAATATGGCCATGATTACTCCTCGTCTTTTTCTTTAGTAGTTGCAGATTTTGGTGCAGGTGTTTCTTGAATCTGGCCTATCTTTTTTAAGAAGGCTAAGTTTTCTGCGTCTGTGCTCATTTTAACTCCAGCTCGTTAGAATTGATACTGTGATCTGTGCCGTTAATAAATCTCCACTTGCCACACTAGCGATAGCTGGAGCGGAGACACTTGATATGTTTAGCACCAAAGATGATGCGTTTAACTTAGTTACTACAGCTACAATAAAACTCTCGATACCGCCAAGGTTGCCTTGGTTATCTAAAGCTGGTGCTGCTATTAAAATGTTAAAGTTGGCTAAAGGTGCAATAGATGTTACGTCATTATTAGATGGCACTAAATATGGATCACCAGGTAAAATTGATACACTGTTTGCAAGAAGCGTAGGACTTGGGTAAGCAAAGGTTGACCACACGCCAGGGTTAACTAGGTCTTGCGCTAGTGTGCTTCTAAGGGTGGTTATTGCGGCTGGCATTAGCCGACCAGTGTGTTAGGACTTGAATACGGCTGGATGAGACCACGCACTCTGTTAATCAGCTGATACCCCATCCGATAAGGGCTGGCAGTGATCCCATCCATACCTACCCCACCAGTCTGGCTAACCTGACGGCTTTGCCATATATCAACAGCCACGATCATCGCAGCTTCTCTGATTGCAGGGGTCTCAGTGTAAGCCTGTGCTTTATGCTCTGGGCCAAGGGCTCGGCCGTATGGTTTAACAAAATGAAATGGATCATTTGCAGCTACTTTTGCGTATTGAATAATGCTGTAACCATTAGGGTATGAACTAAATGCGTATGTGCTCCAGAATCCTACGCCTATTGAGGCGGGCACTGTAGTACCGGGGAATGATCCGGTTAATGTGTATGTGCCGTTATATGTTGCGCCAGAATTACTAATCGTTACAGATTGACCAGTTACAAATATGCCTGGGTTGGCTAACACTACTGTCGCTACGTTGTTACTAATTGATGTGCCTACTACTGGGGCATCGTTATGCCAAAGATAACTAGAAATTAAATCTTCTGCCGATTGGCAACACTCTTCTACAATTGAATCAGAATACAAAGTGCCAATACCCAGATTTGAACGTAATTCTTCTTGGGTAACCATTACAGCGGCCATGTGATCCTCTCTAGAAAAGCTCCCTAGGGCTAGGGCTACTAAACCCTAGGGATTATTAAATTACTAAGTTATTAGCTTAGGTTGAAACGACGAACTCCACCAGCGACTAATACACCAGCGGCCATGTAGCCATATAGTGCTGTCTCAATCTCGCCCGTTGCTGGCTGATTTACAGATAGTCGAAGGATTGGTGATTCGTAAATTGATACTGCTGAAGGTACAACAATGAATGCTGACTCATCAATAGTAGTTGATACTGCGTTTGGATCTACGTAAAGGTCAAGACCTAATACGTTACCACGTAGTGATGTTGGTGCAGAAACTCCTGCGTTGTTCATTGGATTAGCAGCATTGTAAATTGGGCGACCTGTTGAATCAGTTGCGCCTAATAGTAGTGACCACTGTGATGTACCAGCGATGTACTTAGTTGCTAACTCACCTGTTGCGAGGTATGCAGCTGGTGCTTGTGTTGATACGTAGGAAATAATTCCTGCGGATGTTGCTGCTACTTCGTTAGCTTGTACGCCGCCGTCTGTTAATGCTTGAATAACTGCTGCATCTGTTGCTTTGTTATACGCACGTGTCATGTTATCAAGCATGGCTGCAAAGAACTCTGGTGAGCTGCGCTCTAAGATTTCTAAGCTGTAGCGTTGTAGTCCTGCATATTTCTTAACAGTTAAATTAACGTATGAAGATACGATGCCAGTCTCTGATGGTGCGCCACCTTCTGCAGTTAAAGCAACTGTACCTGATGTAGTGATCTTAGGTACTGAGATAGTCATGCCTGCTGCTGGTAATGCACGTGTACCGATTGCATCAATAGCTGGGCGTGCGCCAATAAGTGTATCTACTACTGTAGGTACGAATTGTGTTGGATTAAATGCTGGGTTAGTTGTGAATGAATCGTCTGCAGCTGTTAGGTACTTTGCTACATCTGCTTCTGCCTTCATTACCCATGTTGCTGATTCAGTGTTACCTAATTTTGCTTTGATGCTGTGTTCTAGCATGTGAGCTTGTGTTCTGATTGGTGAGCGAGGCTCTGTATAGAATGATGCACTGATTGTTGGGCGTGCAGCCTCTACTGGAGCAACCTCTACCACTGGCACTGCTGTTGGCTCGGTGGTGTTGTCCACTTGTGCCTCACTTTCCGTAGTTGGTTGGATTGTTGCATCCGCTTCGCCTTCGCTAGCGGCAACTTTAGTCACTTGTGCTTCTGTAAATGCTGGTGATTCAACCAGGCTTACTTCTTTAAGCATCGCCTTAGTTACATAAATATAATCTTTTTTCTGTGATGATTTAATTACATCTACGCCTACAGATAAGCCATCTATTAACTGCTCCGATGCCAGCATTAACGCATCTGATCCTTGCATGCTCGCACTAATCTTGAAGCTAGCGTAAATACCATCTTCTGCCTCATTAAACTTTTGCATACGGCCAATAGGCTTATCGTTGCGGTGTTGCATTAACATCTTGATTTTGCCGGGATCGCCTACATCGATTGATCCTTTAGCAAACACAACTTTGCCGACACTGGTGTTACCTGGTGTCTCAAATGGCACAATTTTGCCAGCAATAACTCTGCGCTCACTGTCTGCGCTTTCTATCTGGCTACTGAACGTAAGTAACATCGCCGCTCTCATTTCCGTTAGGTGTTAGGTCTTCCATTTCTTTTGCTTGCTCTATATCTATAAGACCAAGTGTCAACATCTTCTCTAATGTTTCTAGTCTTGTTTTGTCATCTGATCTTAAAAATGTTTCGCTAATGTTAAAGCGGACAGTATGGCCTGCGGCTGTAATGTCGTTCATGCTTAGGCGATCTTCAATAGCACAAATATAAGGTTGTAGGGAATAAGCAACAAACTCTTTGCGGCCATCAATAATGTTTTGATAAGTCATGCTGTTATTCATATCTGCAGAAATGTAATATGCCGGTACGTTCATAGCGCGTGCGATCTGAGTAGCCAAGTATTGTGATGCTTCGTTATACATCATATCTTTAGGGCTAAATCCAACAGTTTCGTAAGACAGTGTGCTAGTTAGGTATGCAGTAGATCTTGATTGACGTGCTTGCTTCCAAGCTGCTAATAATCCTTGTACTTGTGCTTCAGGCATATCTGCGCCAGTGTTTTTTAAGAATCCTGTTGCCATAGGTGTTTGTGATGCTACGGCTGCAGCTTTTTCAATATCTAATGCGCTTTGAATTGTGCGACCTGCTGTTTGTAATACGCCTTGTGTTAATCCTTGGAATGTAACTAATGAACCAACTCCAACCATCGGTACTTTTTCATTATCGATTGTGTAATACAAAACTTCTGTACCCAATGGGTTTAATTGTGCAACTACTCGTGTGTTATTTATCCATTCAAAACGTGCTGGTCTTAAATCATCTGCATACACTTCTGTAACGCGCCAATATGCAACGCCATAGAAAATAAGACTATCGACAGTCCACGAGATAGTGACGGATCGTGGCTGTCGAATGTCTGGCTGCTCGCACCAGAGTGGCTTCGCTAATTCTTCGCCTGTTGATTTTCTATACAGCTCTAATGGTAAATAGCCTATAACACCTTTAATTAAATTAGCGCATCTATTGACTGCTGGTACTTGTGTTGCAAGTGTGCGATCCATAGGACCTGCACCAAATGTGTTGTAACCAAATCCAATGATGCTGTCGCCCATAACGGCAGGGGCGTATTGCGCTTGAACGGATTCTTTTTTATTATTTATACGCAAAGCAGACAATAGACCCATATAGGTACTTTATACCATAAAACAGACTAATGGTGCAAATTAGACAAATATTTGCGCGGTTTGTTGTGGGCGTGTCAATTGGCTTACCACCATAGCCAAGGATATTGCAGCTGTAACGTCACCGGCTGATTTACGTCTAATTATGCGCCATCCTGCATCGCTAGTCTTAGCAGCACAATTATTTAAGTGTTGTACTAAGTCTGCCTGGCCGCTATGCACCATTCTGTTATTAGCCATGGCATCTGATAAATCTGAGCATGCCTGGTAAAACGCCTGGCCGCTAACATCTTGCATGCGCCAACCGCTTTGCTCTAATCGTGTTGCTATTGACTGCGTGGCGTACTTGTCAAAGCAAATAATATGTGGATGATACTTTTTAGCCCACTCGTTTATATCACTAGCCATTTTAACTTCATCTATTGCAATATCACTATGCCACAGCTGTGCAAGTCCTACGGCTATCTTGCCGTCTTTCATCTGACCCATTATTAACGCACCAGATCGTCTCGTGGGTGCAATATCAAAGGCCATTATAGTCATAGGGCCGACAGGGATCTCTAATGTACTGTCACTACATGCTTCTATACTTCCATAGACCCAAGGGCTGACTGCGCTATCTATCCACTGACATAACATCTCTGTTCTTGTAGCTTCTACGCTATTTGTGTTTACAGATTCTTCTAAAGTCTGCTCAGTTATTAAATGGCCAAGTGCCGGGTTAGCCATAGCCCAGGCTTTGCGATCATGGATCTTACAATGCTGTGGTGCTGACCATTCGTAGTAACCTAGATTCTCTGGCGGATAAGATAAACATCTTTCGCGTAAATCATTAAGCACTGTACTAAATCCATCACCAGCATTACTTGTCATTAGGGTCATCGCCGCTGGTCGTGCACGCGTTACTGGTAATGCAGCTGTAAATGCTTCTGGTGTCCATTCTCTTAACTCATCTATGTATAAGAAGTCGGCAGTCTTACCACGTGGTGCATCTCTGGTCGCTGCTGCAATTTCATAACGTGCGCCATTGAGTAATGTTATGGATTCTTGACCATTAGCCAAGCGGATCTGTCTTACCTGGTCTTTCAAGAATGGATTATCTTCAATCGTGTATGCAACCTGCCTAAATGTATCTAATGCCATATTTCTGTTAGACGACATGCCTAATACGTTTTTACTACCCCATAAGAATAGATGGCTAAGGATTAACATGCGAGCCAGGTGAGTTTTGCCATTTTGCCGGGCAACTAAGACCAATGCTGTCTTCTTACGCCAATTTTGCTCATCATCTACAGCTAGTAAATCATCTAACACCCAGCGTTGCCAAGGGATCAGTGGTAATCCTATTTTCTCGGCTAGATCTGCAACTTCTTGTGATTTAGATAAACCTTTTAACAATGGCGTGTGGATTCTAGGCTCGGTACTGCCAATTAACCCGACCCCTCGTAACGTCTGTTTTACTTCCGTATCACTCTGCATCGAAGTTAAGCGTATCAGGTTTAATAAATGGTGAATCCGGCACTGTTCGGACCGTCTCAGGGAGAGAAGAGTTCAGAAAGACAGGGGGGGTCGCCTTGTGGCTAAAAAAACGCCCACCTTTACTGCTGTTACATGACTTGCACATAGCTTGTAAGTTATCCATAGCCCACATATCACCACCTTTAATGCGTGGAATGATGTGATCTACTGTATGCGCTGGTTTATTGCACACTGCACACTGCCAACCATCTCGATTTAATACTGTGATGCGTAACTTCCTCCACTTACCACTACCTATAGCACGCTCTGTCAATGCCAGCCCTTCTTATCTAAATGCTCAGCTGCTAAACATGCATTAGCCTCACCATTTACTAAGCCATATCTATGTGCTATGTATTTATAGTGTAGATCTATCTGCTCACGTGGTGTTAGTTTAAGTACCATCTTGTTACGCATCTGGCCTACACCATAATGACTACCATTCCTAGCTTTATAATCCCATCTTGATTCTTTAATAATTATGTAGTTATAACATTCGAATTGATCCCACGTTTTAAACTTATTGTATGCATATAGTTTTAAGTTCATTATATGATTATCAGCTGCAACGGAATCAGTCTTTTCAAAGCATAAGATCTCAATGAATACAAGGGTGGCAACTAGCGTGCACCTCGCGAGCGACCCCTTCAGGGGCTCGCGTTTCGGCTTTGATAGCCGATGCGATCTAGAGCGTAGCATGCCGTGTCAAATCCATTAACATAACCGCAGGTCACAAGGCGTGTCGAAGAATGGCACAATGTTGTATTGATCTATCCAGTTATAATCCCAGCCAGCCTCACTCATCATTTTGCTCCAATCAATGCACAAGTATGGCAACCAGAGCCTATGAACTGCCAGCCACCACACTTGATGCATCTATCTATGCTGCTGTCCGGGATATGAAGGGCCTCAGCAATATTTTTTACACCAACGCAGCCACAACTCATGCATTGATAAGCCTTAAACCCTTCGGGCGTATCTAGTTGCTCCAGCCATAAGAACTCTGTCTTAGCCTTACAGCCATTACATTTGAATTGTGGGTACATTATGATAATATCCTTATTGCCTACATTGGCATTGAGTACAAATTAAGTAATTACCGCTATGTATTAACCTGTCGTCATTACAAGCTATACATAA